CTCGATTGGAAACGGCGGGTACGCGCTACGCCTTATGGATTTGGCATAAGCTTAAGCTCTCTGAGCCCAAAGCAAACTGCCATCCTTCTCGCGCTAGGACTGACCCGAGCGCGCAACAACTGATCCGGGACTTACCGGACAACTTGAGGTATCTCACATGCTTGAAAACAGCCAAATTTCGGCCCTTACCCCCACGGTGGAAGGCGAAGACGCGGTCGTCGATAAGACTTTGACGACTCGTGAATTTCTCCTTACTCCCGGTGGCGGCGACATCACTATGGTCGCAGTGTCACGCGGCGACATGCGCAGTCGCTATGCTTCTCCGGATAACACCCTCAATCTGACGGTGTCTCATTCGATAGCAAAGCGAATACGCAGGTTATACCGCTTGGACTTCGAAAAAGTGTCGGCGGACCCGTTCACACCTGCACTAAACATTCAGGTGAGGGCTTCGGCATTCATCGTTCTCGACGAGCCCAAGAGAGGGTTTGATCGGGACGAGATGTCGAACCTACTGGTCCGCCTTGTCGCAAGCGTGTTGGACAACGCATCAGCATTTGTGGCCGGCGAATCGTGATCTGCAATTGCAGACCCTGACCGTCACCCACAACAAAGGAGAAATCCCATGCTAAGGACATTGTTCGACTACGTTGGTACGTGCGTTGATCATGTGATCGAAACAAGCCGTACCCTCTGGTCTCTTATCAGAGGGTCGTTTTGAAACGCTCATATGTTCGGCGCACGAGGCCACCTCGTAACTGAGGCGTGCTGTGAGCTGTGGGACTGGAATGAGTTAACCCCTATATAGGAGTAGCCCATGAAAAGCCAGTCGATCCTCGTACTACTCGACATCTTGAAAGATGCGAGTATAAGTCTTCGCGTCAACACCATCCGAGATGCGAAGTGCATCTTGGAACGTGTCAAAAGGGAGGGCGTGTCATTTCTAACACTAACCCTCCCCGACTTTTGCACAGACTTTGAAAAGAGTCTGAGCGACGGTCGTGTGTCCACGTCTCGCTTCTTAGCATTTAAGAAGCGAGGAGCGCTCCCACGTTTTCTCGGGGGTTTGCTCGGACTGATCTTTGACACTAAGTCTGGAGAGTTACTCCAAGAACCGAACGTAACCGCC